TGACGTAGCGCCGCCGTCGCCGTTCGACTCAGCCCTCCAATCATATGGATGAGACCAAGACCGTAAAAACCAAAACCGGGTAGAAATTTGAAATGAACAAAATATTGGATCTTGTTTCTATTGGGATCTTCTTCATTCCAATTGCGCCGGATACTCAGAACTTTTCCATTGTTCTCCGATACCGTTACAATATACGGGAGCTTGATCTTCGTGTTCTCGCCATCGTCCCCGACATCCTCATAGCCCGGAATATCCAGATCAATATGGCACTCCAATAAGGTTACCTCGGTATCGAGATAAGACGGTTCCACTCCGGAAATATCGTCCATCTCTTCCCGGACTTGAGAAGGATCGGTCTGTGAAGGAGAAACCTCAATATCGCTATAAAAACCGCCAACCTGTTTTTTGCGTAAATCGTTTTCACTTATCTGAATAACGTGCGTAACGTTTCCAGCCGTCTCAAGATCCGTCGCCGTATAAGGGACAACCAGTTGTTCAGCAGGTACGAACTTGCTGACAGCCCTACCCAAAAACTCATCGTAGTACACCTTTTTAAAAGTAGACCCCGACAGCGGCAGATAAAACAGCATCTGATCAAATTCCGGCGTGTACTCCTTCATCACACAGGTAACTTGATAGTTCATGTAATGACGAACGCGCTCTGCCTGCTGCTCAACGTCCGGGGTGATGCGCCCTATAATTTCGGTCCTGACAGGTCCCCCGGATGGAAAAAGTTCTCCAAAAGCCTGCGCCTGAAATTGCGTCACAGCTTCCGCCAACAAGGGATGCGTTACACCCGTTGCGCCACGGAAAGGCTCCGTGCGGTCCTGATACTTGAAACCAAGAAGCTCAAGACCATTTGTGTAAGTATCTTCCCAGTCCTTGCGCCCGGTCTTGTTGGATTCATATTCTTCAAGAACCGTGGTCGCGATACTTGCTAGATCAATATCAGAAAGCTCTTCCGCTAAATTATCGTGAAAATCCCCTGAACCTTGGGCCGTGGCCCGTGGATCGAAATCCACCACAACCCCACCATCCTCCTCCATCTCAACAGTCAAACCGGGAGCTTCAATTACCGCGTCTCCCTCTACATCGACCACGGCCCCAGGGCCATCCTCAACGTCCAGTTCTACAGGAGGTATCTGATCGCGCCGCTCTACAAGAGAGGAGGTTCCAAAATTACTTCTGGGAAGGGGTGTATCCGCCATACTTGTTTACCCGTACCTGTTATAGAGAGAGCCTATTCCACCACCATAGTTGCGACGGTCCCTTAGTCCCTTAGCCCGCTCGCGCATGGTTTCACCCGCTTGTCGCGCAGTCAGATAGCCGCGCGGTTCAAGCTCCCCGGCCACAGTTCCTCTGGGAACGCCGCCGTAAGCCATTCCTTGAGGAACGCCAAGGTAAGGTCCGGCAAATTGCGCTGGGGGAGCCCCTGGGGGAGTGCCCATAAGACCCTGTTGCCGCGCCTGATTTGCATCAAAAGCACGTCGAAAATATTCCTTTTCTAC